GATAATAAGCAACAAAATGGACAAAGCAGAGATTATCGGAAAAGTGTATTTCAAAAGTGAAGTAGAACTGATTGGAGCCAACCAAATGAAAAAGCAAATATTGGTAGTGGAAACGGTAGATGCGCAATACCCTCAAAAACTACCCATCGAATTCATAAAGGATAAATGTGATTTATTGACCAACCTCCAAATAGGCCAGCAAGTAAAAGCGAGTGTAAATGTTCGGGGGAATGAGTACCAGGACCGCAATGGAGTAACCCGATTTGGATTGAGTTTCCAAGGCTGGAAAGTAGAATAAAAAAAAGAAACACTTTAAACAAATTGATTTCTTTAACCACTCCTAACCGAGTGGTTTTTTTTATGAAAAAAAATATTATTTAGAATGATTCTAAATAGTGGAATATTTTATTACATTTGTTAACTAATAACAATCAACAATTTAAAACATTTTATCATGGCAGTAAAACCAGAAGTTATTAAGGCACGACTTAAGGCATTGTTCCCTAAGGCGAACTTATCTCAAAAAAGGTTAGACGCTTTTGCGGCTAAACTTGCACCAAAGCCAGCAGACGATGCTGACGATACAGCTGTAGATGCTATCATCAACGATTACAATGATGTAATTGATTTTGTGGCAGTAGCTCAAGAGGACGATAGAACGCGAACTCTCGAAGCAGACAAAAAGAAAGCCGAAGAAGCATCAGCTAACAAAGGTGGCAATGGAGGGAAAAAAGACGAAGAGGAAGAAGAACAAGAACCAGAAGGAATGACACCGTTTGAAAAAAGGATGTTAAAAGAATTTGGAGCGTTGAAATCTGATCTTGACTCTATCAAAACTGGAAATGTTCTTCAAACCAAAAAACAAACCGCTTCTCAATTATTTGAAAAGTCCGATGTATTGAAAGGATTGAAAGACACTTTGAAATCTAAATGGATAGACAGAATAAATGTAGATTCTGAGACTTCAATCGAAGATCAAATCAAAGATTTAGAAACTGAATATTCCGAATTGGTTCAAGTAAATGCCGATAATAATCAGTATGGCGGTGCAGCCGGTGGAGGTTCAAATAACTCCAAACCGGACGAAGCCATAGTAAATTCAATTGTCGATAATCTAAACATTTAAACACATGTCAACAACAGCAGATTTAGCAACACAAGGCTCTGGATACGATACAGGAAACGATACTATCGTTATTGTAAAAGTCCTTGAAGCCATTCCAGGAGGAAAGACACTAGACGTGACTTCTTTCACTCCTGATGTAATTCCGGCAGGTCACTTGATCATCAAGGAGACTTCAACTGGAGTTTTAAAACCGATGCCAGTAACAGGATCAGCTTATGCAGCCTTACCGGCATCGCACACCTACGAAGGTGTATTGATTTCCACAATCTTGAAATCAAAACCATTCGCCGGAATCTTGGTAAGAGGAACAGTCAATCAGGCTGCTTCTTTCTACACAATCGCCTCAGTATTAACCGCAGTAAAAGCAGCCTTGCCGCTGATTCGTTTTACTCAAGACTAATTAGATCATGAAAGAATCATTATTCGTAAAATACACCTCTTGGTTAAGTGCCATTATATTAGGTGTTGTAACTAAGATTAACGGAGGTAAGACAGAATTGACTTATCTTCATAAATCAATGCTTACAGAAGAATTGTCAACAGATCTTAAATGGGCAACGTTGACTGCAAATAGTACAATTGTAGCTGCTGACATCGTGTCAATGGATTCTCCATTACCATTGAAAAATCGTGATGCAATTGGTACTGCAAACGGAGACATACCAAAATTAGGTATGAAAAAGAAATTGACTGAAAAACAACTTTCAGACATTGATATCTTGATATCCAGAAAAGTTGAAAATAAAGTAATTGTAGAAAAAATATTCAATGATGCTATTTCTTGCACAATGGGTATCTTCGAGAAAATTGAATATGTTTTCTTGAATGCTTTATCTACAGGGACCGCATTAGTAGAAGATGAAAATAATGTTGGAACTGGTGTTCGCATTAAATATGGATATTTAAATTCTAATATTTTCGGAGTTGTAAAAGCTTGGTCAGATACAGCCTCAAAACCATTAGATGATATTCAAAGAGTTCTCAAAGAAGCAAGATCAAAAGGTGTTTCCTTGAAGTTTATGATGATGGATCAAAGTACATTTGATAATATGGCAGCCAATGACCAAACTCGTCAGTACTTTGCTTTTTCTCAAAACTTCGTAGGTTCCAGCGTTCCTGTTCCAGATTTGACACAAGTAAATGATATGTTGTCAAAACGTTACAAATTAACAATTACAATTGTTGATAGAACTGTAATTACAGAGCGTAATGGTACTAGAACCGTTCAAACTCCTTGGGCAGCCAACAAAGTGATTTTCTTGGAGACTTTAAAAGTAGGTCGCTTGATATACGGTGTTCTTGCAGAAGAAACTAGACAATCTAAGTCAGCTACCTATGCAAAAGCAGGAAGTTTTATTCTTTTGAAAAAATGGTCAGAAGAAGAGCCTTTCTCAGAACATACATCTTCTCAAGCATTAGTTATTCCAGTTATTGATGCCGTAGATAGTATTTATCTTTTAGACTCAGAGGAAGCCGCTGTTGATGCTCAAACAGAAGGTGATGCAAACTTCTTGTACAAAACAGTTTCTTACACTAAAGCTTCTGTTGCCGCTGCCTTGAAATTAGCTTATCCGGCAACTAAATTGACTGTAGCTTCGACTGATGCTAAATTGCTAGAAGCCATCAATAAATTGTCTGAAGAGCAAATTTTGGTATTCGAAGCTAACATCGTAGAATCAGTATAACATGTACAGCGAACAAAGCATAACGTCATTAGTCACTAGAATTGGTTGGGAGAAACCTTTAGACACTGCATTTGCAATCGAGTTAGATGAGGAGGTTCTAACCGCAGATTCAGAAAGAAAAGTAAATTCATTCCACCAATTGGTAACGGTTGAAAATGTCTATGCAGCAGTTCCAGAAATAGAAATGGAAGCCGAAGATTTCAACGGCTTCCTTTCTTCTCTTCGTAAACAATCGGTTTTAGAGGTCTTGACCGCTATTTTCGACAAAAACGAACAGTACATAGAAACCGTTGATTATTCTGAATTGATACTTGCAAGACCAAGGCTGTTTGATGATGCCATTGGATATTGTATCGCCATAAAAGCATTAGAATTGTTCATTGCGTCCAGTAGAAGCAACTTGTTGGAACGTAACGCCAAATTGAGTTTCCAAAACCTAAAAATTGAATTGGAAGGCGTTCGAAACGATGGAGGTTTCTTCGTGGCCAAAGGAATAATCTACAAAATGGAAAGAGCTATTCAAAAAGCACAAAACATATTGTTTCCAAAAAATGCAACCATTCAAAACGGAAAACCCTGGTAATTATGAACTACAACAACTATCCGTCAAAAGGAATAGACCACAAAATTAAACTCATTCAAAATGCTTTGCATTTGCATTTGGGTTTTGTTGGTGTTGATTTTTACGGACGTGTTCAGAAAGTATTGGCCAAGGATGGAAAATCATTTGTTCCGGAAGTTCACATTTCAAGCAAGGAGCGAAAAGGCGTTTTCTATGACGACAGAAACGCACCTGGAGGGAATGTTTTCTTCATTGACGATGATCAACACACTTCCAAAAATGGAGTGCAATTCACCGCCAAAGTAAAGATTGTTTTTATGTTGAATCTGGACAAATTATTTTCAGCAACAACATACAGGGCAGACTCGGAAGTTCAGGATAAATGCATCAAGCTAGTCGAAAAAATAAAAGCATTAGAAGTATCCGGCATTGAAAAAGGATTGAAAAACGTCTTGAAAGACTTCAATTTCGACAACATCAAGTTGAATGACACACAGCCTTACCATACTTTTTCGATTACCGGAGATTTGAAATACAGTTTTAATAATAACTAAAAAAAATATAGGACCTATGGGTATAATCGTAGAATTCACCGCAACAGGTGAAAGCAACAAGAATACGGGAGCCAATGATCAATTCCACGAAGGAGTTACCATTCGCCACGCATTGGCCACAGACGAACAAGAATTTGCCACCGTCGCAGATGCCAAAACATTAGCCACTTGGAAGGCCGATGTTGATTTAAAGAAAATCATACCATTGTATGAAATCGAAACACTGGCCATTGGCGATACTGCCGATGTTTTCTTTGAAGGAAACTCGAAGTACAAAACCAAAAACGGCAAGAAAATTAGAACTTTCGAGTGTATGATTGGGGTTAATTCTCACGCTGCTTTGGCTTCGTATAACGGAAAAACAATGCGTATTTATGAGTTTACAGATGCTCAAGAAATCAAGGCAGTAACTCCTGATGGTGTAAAAGTGAAAGGGCAATTGGTAACAATCGAAGTTGGAAAACGTATCGATGCAATGCCAGACAAACCAGCTCACACACCGGTTACGTTGACTTATTCAGATTACAAAGATTTCGAGAAAAACGCTGTAATCATCAAACCTACTTGGAGCCATATCGAAGTAAACGGAATCTTTGATGTTAAATTGGTAGTTGTGAGTTCTTCTGCAACTTCGGTTAAATTCAAAGCTCTTTCTGGTGATGCTCTTGACCCAGTTACTTCATTAGAAACTGCCGATGTTACTTTCCAAACCGCCATTGGTGCTGCTGTGACTCATTCATTTGTAGCCGCCGATGCTAACGGAGTGTATGAATTGACGGGAACAGGATTCGTAACCGGAAACGTGGTTAATCTTAACGGAGTTGTTTCTCAAACAGAGGCTACTTACGAAAGTACCGGAGCCGTTTCAATCACTGTCTAATCAATGGCACGTGCCAAATACAAAGGCATAACGTTTGAAGAAAATTACAGTAGAACGTTTGAGCAGTTCAAGGCTGAATTTGAGAATACTTGGGTATTTAGAGAAATTCCAGAAAAAGAACGGCTGATAGAACTCAAAAAAGCGTTTAAGATCGCTTCCAAAAAATCAGAATAAAGAAAAAATCTTATTGAACAAGAGGCTAAAACCATCCAATGGTTTAGCCTCTTTTTTGTTTAAAAATATGGCCACATTCGAACAACAATTACAGCGTTCACAATCTGTTTCATCTGAAAACATCGCCAAGGATTTGTTTGCATTCATCAAAACAGTAAGCGAGTATATGGTCGAATTGAACAAAAAACAAATCAATCAGGATAGCCAGGATATTTACGGAAAAGCAATTGGATTTTATTCCAAGGCCACGGACATATTGACCAACGGACAAAAAGAATGGGGCACGCCTTTCACCGGAAAAGATACAGGCGACTGGCTGGGCAGTTTTTATGTAACCGTACTCGATGATGTTTTCTTCTTTGGTTCTACTGATCCCAAAACCGATGATATTTTAAGCAGTAAACATTGGCTTTCCCATAGCTTATTTGGATTGACAGACGAAAACTTGAAAGAAGCCATCGACACTAAAATTCTACCATTTGTATTGAAAAACAACCGTGAAAAAATAGGATTATGATTGTTTTAGAAAGGATAAAAAAAACAATTTATATGCTTTTGAAGCTTATAAAAAACGATGATTTTGAAAACAATTTTATGAACTGCTGATTATGATTTACAAAACGCTCCGAAAATTACCAATGGTAACCTTTACTGAAATCATCGAATCAGGCGATATCAAATTGCTTTCAGATGAAGAAACAGACATCAATGAGTTAGTGGCAATCTGGAATGAATTATTTGAGGAATACCAAAAAAAGTACAACAAGCAAAACAGCAACAAAGTATTCAATCTTGATAAAGAAATCGAATACCTGGACAAAAAATATCTTGAGATAAAGTTGATTGTCGAAGCCTTGAAATTCGATGTAAATCAAAAACTAATTGCCATTCTTCGCGATTATGGTTATCGGTTCCGTGACGAAAACTACAACGAAGATCTGGAACGTGTCGAGCGTGAAAGCAAAGGTATCATCCAAAAAATCAACCAACTCAAACAAGGGCTTCCAAAGGTCGAAGAACCCGGAACCGGAAACAAGAATAGCTCAATCATAGACCTAATGGCCAGTTACGCATCGGTCCTGGGATATGATTTTGATTTTTACACCACATCAGTTGAGAAATTCAAATCATTGGAGCATCAAGTAAAACATAAAGTGGCAGCCATAGAAAAAAACAACGCTAAAAACCGAAAATAATGGCAGACGGAACTATTACCCGAAAAGATATTATCACCGATGATGCGTTGCGTTGGGGTGATGAATATAAAAAAATTATGGAAGGCGCTATTGGTATCAATAGAGAATTTGTAGATACCATAGTTTTGCTAAATGCAGAAAACGTGAAACTACGTAAAAGTGAAAACCAAACCGAGTTTATCAAGCAGAAAAATGAAGTAAGGCTACTTTCTGAAAAATCAATAGCAACTCTAAAAGAACAGCAAATTGCCGAAACCAACTTGGAAAAGGTAAGACAAGAAGCCTTGAAAACAGAAAAGTTGGCCTTGGAAGTGGCAAACAAAAAACAGGCTGCCATAAAAGCAGGAACCAAGCTGTCAGTTGAAGAAAGATTGGCCATCGAACAAAGCAATCGATTAGCAAAAGAACAGGCTATTTTGTCCAGCAAAATGACCACGGCATACACGAAGTTAAACTTACAGCGCACCATTGCCAAAAGGAATTTGCTTGATTTATTGAGTGCCGAAAATCAAAACACAGAAGCCATTAAAAAAGCTCAGATAGAGTTCGATAAACTTGATGTTAGAGTACGAAAAGCAGATCATGCAGTAGGAGATTTTCATAAAACAGTTGGGAACTATCCAAAAATCGCAAGCCTTACAAGTGGTATTAAAAATCTGGTTGGTGCTTTTGGATTGTTGGGCGGTGTCGCCTTGTTTGCATCCATATTGAAAAATGCCTTTGATACTATCAAACAATTTGACCAAGGATTAGCTGATTTGAGCGCCATTACCGGTGCAACAGGTAAAGATTTAGAATACCTAAAAAATCAAGCCATTGAACTTGGAAAAGGAACAAAAGGCGGTGCGGTTGCAGTTGTTGAAGCTTATAAATTAATCGCTTCCGCAAAACCTGAACTGCTTGAAAACGTTTCAGCTTTAAACCAAGTGACCGAAGCCGTTTTGACTTTGGCACAAGCATCAGGAATGGAAATGCCGGATGCTGCAATAGCCCTGACCGATGCAATGAACCAATTTGGAGCACCAGCAAGTGAGGCAGCTAAATATATTGATGTATTAGCGGCTGGAGCAAAATATGGGTCTGCAGAAATACCTCAATTAACGGATGCCATATTAGAATTTGGAGCAGTGGCTAAAGTATCAAATGTTGATATAAAAGAAAGTGTAGGTTTAGTAGAACTTTTGGCAGAAAAAGGAATAAAAGGAGCACAAGCTGGTACAGCTATTAAAAATATAATGCTGGAAGTAAATAGCGGATTTACAACAAAAGAAGCTAGAGCCGAACTAGATAAATATGGTATTTCTTGGGAAAAATTAAAAGACAAAACAATTCCTTTTGCCGATAAATTAGAAATGCTAAAACCATTACTAGCAGACACAAGTTCAGTTGTAAATACTTTTAAAAAGGAAAATTCAGCCGCTGCAATTTCATTGATTGCAAACACGGATAGGCTAAAAGAGTTGACAGATAAAGTTGGTGAGTTTGGCGTTGCACAAGAACAAGCCAATACCAGAACGGATACGCTAACGGGATCAATCGATAAGTTAGAAAGCGCTTGGAGTAGTTTTATTTTGTCATTATCTGAAAAAGGAAATTCGGGAGGAAATTTTTTAAAGTTCTGGGTAAATGATGCCATTGATACTTTATCAATGCTTGACGATTGGTTTACAACCAGTGCTCAAAAAAGGGAAAGAGAACTTGCTGGGATAAGAAAAGAAGGAGCCGACAGCGCTATTAAAAATTATGCCGACAAGAATAAAAGAAGTTTGGAAGATTTGCAAAATGTAATTGCTTGGAACAATGCAGAAATTGCAGAAAATACCAGAGCAGCTTTGAAATTAGAAGAAGTGAATAAAAAAATAGCTGCTGATGATTCCTTCTTCAATAGTGGTAAAAGAAAGAAACAAATTGAAGACAATCAAAGAAAAATTGCAGCATTAAATAATAAAACTGTTTTTGCTGATGCCGAAAATAAAACGGTAAAAGGATTTATTCAACAAAGAACAGCAAAGCCTTCAGCTGACAACAATGGAAATTCTACTGAAATAGACTCCAAAGAGCAAGAAAAATTGGCCAAAGAAGCCTTGGATAGAGCCAAAAAATTATCCGATTCTTTGTATGAATTGCAAAAACAACGATTGGAACGCTCTATTAAGATAAATGCAGACATTGCAGCAGACGACAAATTGAGTGATGATGTTCGAATCAAAGCATTGGAAACTGTACAGCAAAAAGAAATTGAACTGGCCAAACTTACCGAAAAACACTCCTTGGATGCCGACAAATTCGTGTTGGCCAAAGACAGAATGAATGCCAACCAAAAATTGGTAATCGTCAACGAAGCCGAAAACAAGATTGTTGACATCAAGAAAAAAACATCAGATGAAATCTTGAAAATAAATCAATTCGATGAAGCTGCTTATCAAAAAGATTTGGAAACCAAAGTGTCAAAAGTAAACGTATCAATGAATGCAGAATTGCAGGCAGAAAATGAAAGGTTTGCCAAATTGGGTGACTTAGAAGCAATGGCACAAGCCGACAGGGAAAAAGCCATTGAGGACCACGAAACCCGTATTTTCAACATCAAGAAAGAGTTTGCCATCAAAACGCTCAAGCTTCAAATCTCCAATCTTGAAACCGAGTTGGCAGCCAACGATGCGCTTCCGGCAAACGAACAAATATCAGCCGACAAAAGACAAAAAATTGCCGAAACGTTAAGCAAGGCAAAACTGGATTTATCAGAAGTTGAGGTGAGCACCGCAAAGAAAAATTCAGATAAGGAAGTATTGACCGAAATCGAAAAAACGGAAAAAATACTGGAAATATCATCTTCCTTGGCTTCCGGGTTGAATGATCTTGGAAATGCTCTTTTCGATAGAAGGATTCAAAACGTTCAAGATGAAATCGACAAAAATAATGAATACTACGACAAGCAAATCGAGCTGGCCGGAAATGATGCCAGACAAAAAGATTTACTTGAAAAAGAGCGTGAAAAAAAGAACGAGGAACTGGAAAAAAAGAAACGCAAAGAGCAGCATAAGCAAGCTGTTTTCAATAAAGCTTCCGCATTAGCTCAAGCTGCAATTAGTACTTCATTGGCAATATTGGCCGCTTTAAATACTCAACCGTTCTTGCCTTTAGGTCCTGCAATGGCAACATTGGCCGGTGTGCTTGGTGCCATTCAAATTGGTGCAATTATCGCCACGCCAATTCCTAAATACAAAATGGGTCGTAAAGGTGGACCGGCAGAGTTCGCAGAAGTGGGGGATGGTTTTGTTCATGAGGTTATCACCAAGTACGATGGTTCCAATGCGAGATTAACTCCAAATGTTCCCACGCTTACCCATTTGGACCAAGGCGACATCGTGCACAAATCTATTTCAGATTACCAAGCCTATATGAGAGCCTCCATTTTGTCCGGACTTCAAATGGACGGTCGTAGAATGAACGACTTTCAAGCAATGCAAAATGAGGAAAAATATGGAAAGGAAATGCTTGAAGAATTAAAACGAAACACCAGAGCCATAGAGAGACAGAAAAATGGTTCCGTGATCAATATGCCTGGACTAGACATTAATCATCATTTGTGGAAAATGAAAAATACTAACTGGAACTAATGGGAAATTTAAACTACTTCGACAGGGTTCGATACACGCTTTACAACAAAAACCAAGGCTCTTTGATAATCGAAGAGCCAATCGGTTGGCGAAGTGACGAAAAAGAACTCGCACGACACGAAACCTATCACGGCATCGTTTCCCGTTTTTCCAATTCATCAAAATTCATTGGAGATGGAAAAGATTTCATTCAATTGGTTTACGACATTGAGGGAATCAATGCCGAAATCAAATTGAAACGCGAAGAAAAACACCCCAAAACCGACCTTTGGACATTGACGTATTCCGGTTATCTGGATCTGTCCACGTATGAATTGGAAGGAAACCAAATATCCATTAAATTCAATTCTGGTGGTTTGGAGCAAGCATTGAAAGCCAGGGAAAGCGAACAAGTGGAAATTGACAGAACCACGACTATCGACGGCAAAACCATAGCCAATTTGGAACCCATAACCGTGGCTTTGGACGGCAGAAGAATATTCCTGAAATCGAAAATGGAAACGGAAGAAAATGACAATGAACTGAGTCTTTATTGCGAAAGTAATTCTGGAGCCACGCGAAATCAAACAGCCGGAATTCCATTCGCAATAATCAATAAATCGCATGAACAAATACAAGATGTGTTGAGTGGAAACACGGCATCCGAAAACAACGGAACAACCGGAATGATGTTCTTTGCCAATTCCGACAAGAAGAGAACGCTACACATAAAAACTGATTTTACTTTTAAATTTGATTCTAATCAAGATCATGTGGACTGGTCCACGTTCAGTATCAACTTGACCAAGTTTAAAAATGGCGTGGATTATAACACTCCAACAAGAATTCCACTGTTTGCATTGAATAATAAAGATGCTATCAATGGAGCCAACGGAAAGACATTTTCGGTAAGTTATGACGGAATTATCGATGTGGAGGCGGGAGATAGTTTGGCCATCGAGGCATTCGAAAAAGCAGATTTCAGGGTAAGTGGCAACGCAAAACTATCGATTAATTTAACTGAAATAAAAGGAACTCTATTTGTTAACGAAGATTCATTTCACGAAAAATCGACTACCAAGGCTGTTTTGGCACACGAATTAATGGATAGATTGGTAACTATTGGAACCAACAAGGAAAATGCTTTTTATTCTGATTTCTTGGGAAGGACAGATTTGGGTTATCCAGTTGACGGTCCCGGATCTTTGACCGGAGTAACACACGGTTTCTGGATTAGACAATTTGACAAATTACCCATACCCAGCGAAATCCCAAAAGTGGAAAACCTTTTCAAACCATTGACAACATCAGCCAAAGATGCCATTGCATCCATAGACTCGGTTTGGAATGTGGGCATCGGCATTGAAACCATGGGGAGCCGGGAGTATGTTCGATTGGAAGAACTCCCTTATTTCTACAACAACAACGTGACCATTCGTTTGCCAAATCAGGTGAAAAAAGTAAAACGTTCCGTGGCCACGGAGTATTATTATTCATCATTGGAATTTGGTGGAGAAAAAGGCGGTGATTACGAAGAAGCAATGGGATTGGATGAATACAACACCAAATCAAATTACACGACCATTATTAGTCGCGTGAAACAAGCCTATACCAAGCTGTCAAAATACCGTTCGGATAATTACGGTCCTGAATTTGCCAGACGTAAACCAAAATCATTAAACGATACCGAAGATACGCCTTATGACAACGACAATTTCTTGATGGACTTGAAACGAGGGATTACTTCAGTATTTGAGCAAAGAAAATGGAGGGATGATTTTGCACAACAACCCACCGGAGTATTCGACCCCGAAAGCGCCACCAATTTGAGGTTTTCGCCATTCAATTGCTTGCTTCGCCATTCGTGGTGGTTTGGTGGCGGATTCAAAAAATATTTGACAGATTATGTCTCCTATGGTAGTTCCGTGGCCAATAGCCAATTGAAAACAAAGTTGATCGGTAACAACGAATATGCCGAAAACGGAAGAATTATAAACTCGGAATTGGTAAAAGCAAGATTCTTCCCGGAATGGATAGAATTTGAGCACGTTTGCGATTTTGAAATTATGCAAATGATTGAAGGCAAGACCATTATTCAAGGAAAGGAAATAATGAATTTTTATGGACTAGTGGAGTTCACAAACGAGAATAACGAAAAAGAAAAAGGATTCCTTTTCAACTTGAAACCGAATGGAAAAGGACAATGGAAATTATTAAAAGCTAACAGATAACATTATGGCATATTCAAAAATAACACTCGAATTTATAGCGGTTCCATCGGTTGATGATGTGTTCAATATTGGCGAAACTTCATTGGGATTGGCATTAAGCGAAACATTCAAAACAAGCCGATTAGGTTCAAATCAGGTTAGAATTCCAAACCTTTCCGGAGGCTCTTATATTGGATTCATCAACTTAAATTATAAACAGGCTTTCGACTTAGATTTTAATTCAACCGGATTGTTTACCGTTTCAACAGTTAATGGACCATCAGGATCAGGCGTTGGGTTTGTAACCATTGAAGCAAACTTCTCTGGAGCAGTTTTCACAGGCACAAGCAATGCTTTTGTAGATGTAAATATCGAGAATGAAGTGACGGTAACTCCTTTTTCCATTGATGCAATTACATTCACGCCCAAAATCGGGGATGAATCCAGCAGATGTACCATTAATGTTGCCACAAATCATTTGGCAACCAAATTGCTACAGCCTTTTGTGACCAATCCCAACACGGCCAATCCCATCATTTTTTCAGCTTATAGAGCTATGACATTCAATGTTGAGGTCGAAGATGCCAATGGATTGAAAGTATTGCAAAGCGTGACAACACCGGCTTATTTGAACATCAACAATTTTACATTGAACGTTGTAAACTCGCCAGACGGAGGAACTCTTAATGTTTCAAACGTAAATAGCAACGGATTGGAGTTGCAGTATTCATTGGATAATGCAACTTGGCAAACATCGCCAGTTTTTAGTGGTTTGGCTGTTGGATTATATAGTCTGTACATCAAGGATCAATTGGGTTATTTTGTTGTTAATGGTTTTGCCGTTACTGAATTTGGCATCTATTCGCCTTATTTCTACATTTCAAAATCAAACTCATTCCGTTTTGCCAATCGCATATCCTGGGGAGATTCTGCCAATTATAAAACAGATGAAAATACCTTGAGTTATGAAGTAGATGTTGAGTTGCCATATACCGAAATCCAGCAGTTTCAATCTGCCGATGTGATCACAACGCAATTCAAGTCGAATTATGGTACCAATGTGGCCAAGATTATAAAAACTGATTTATCTGAAGTTGATGTTCCAGTAGTAAAGAAATCAAATAACATTGGAGTAAAAGATAAACGCGATGCGTTCAAATATGATCTAGGCAACGGTAAAACAGGATTATATTTCATTGCTGGAAACATTTATGATTATACCACGGGATTAGCAACAGACACCTATTTTTTGAATGGTTCATTGCCGGAATGGGCAATTATAGGCAACTATTTCAAGATAGGGTCTTCTTGGTTCTTGATTGAAGAAATATTCTTTGACGAGGCTAAAAATGCAGATGTGTTGGTATTTTCAAATACATACACCGGTGCTGATGTTGCCGTGATTGTTGGTTCAGTATTCAACCGTTTCAATTACGAAGTTTACGAATTTGCCATTGATATGGTGGATTATATTGATCAGTACATCCAAGTAAGGATAAACAATACCGATGATAATTTCACGGAGATTATTCATTTAAGTGAGAAAATTTGGTGCAAGGTAAAACACGAAAATGTGTTGGAAATAAAATACAGTAATTCCAGCAATACGGATATATTTTATGGTACCGGAATAGAAAATTTGATTCGACAACAATACACCTATTTCAAAGGAAAGTCCGATGAAGATAGCGAGGTTCACAAAACAGACACAAATTCCATCTTGCTAAATGCCGATGTTTACGAAGTTGATGAAATTATTTTTGAGCCGGTAACCAAGGAAATTTGGCGAAAAATGGTTTTGGCCTTGTCACACGAAAACGTGACCATCAATGGAGTTGGTTATGTAAAAAATGGAAATTTCAATACTGAAGGACCATTAGAAAGATCAAATCTTTATGTTTTGACTGCTTCAATGATTAAAACCGGAAGTGTTTACACCAGCCAATCAAGTGGAAATACAGACTTTGATGGAACGTCAGTTGAGGTACCAGGATTAATTCAAACAGACAATGGATTTGTGAGTTACTAATAAAGTAAAAAGCCGTTAAACTTAATTAACGGCTTTTTTATATAACGTAAAAATAGATTTTTCAATATCTCTTAAAAAAAATCTAAGACGAAGGTTTAGATTAAATGCAGCTCCAGAAAAACCATAATCTTCAATAATCATTCTTCTTTGCCATTGATCAAGATATGGTTTTTTCATTTTTTTTCATTGCTTTCCTTATGTTCATATATCTTCTTTTTGGTTTCTTCGTCAATAATAGAAATATTCTTGTGCTCGTGATAATGTACGTGGGTAATATTGTTTATAAAAGTAGTTTTTTCCTCCTTTTCACCGGGAAACAAGAAGTTACCAAAAGACTTTGCAATAGACCATCCACCGCCAACAAGGACAATGAATAATATCACGAAAAACAGAAATAGTGCCATAAACACAAAGTTACAAAAAATGAATCTAAACTATTTGCACTTTTCTTATTTAGAATCATTCTAAATAAGAAAATAATTTTTACATTTGTTGGAATATAAAATTCTAACTAATGAGCTTTCAAACATTTGTAACCGAAAGATTAAAATTAAATACGGAAGCGTTGAATGCCATAGGCACAAATGCCAAGAAAATTGACGAGTTACCAATTCAATCTACATTAGATCCAGCCTCAAAAATACACGTTTCCAAAGCAGGCACTTCACAAAGCTTGTCAGTTCAAAAAATCATCGATGCTGTGAAATCTGGTTCCTATGACAAAATAATAGTAATTGGAGATATTACTTTGGTTGGTAATGATGCAACTATTCCGGCCGGTGCCCAATGGAAAATTGCAGATATTCATTATAGCAACATTGCAGATGTTGTAATTACAATTCCATTAGCTGGAGCAGGATTGACCAGAACTGATATTTTTGTGGCCAATACTTCAAACAGCATAGTTTTAGTTCAGGGATTAGAAACAGATGGTATTGCTGTTAGGCCAAACATTCCATTGAATACTGTTTTGGTGACTGAAATCAACGTGACCGACACGACAGTTGGAGCCATTACGCCTCCAGTCATTGGCGACAGCTTCGTCACAAAATCAGAATCATCATCCAAATACACCTTCGACGATGGTGTAGTGGATATGACGGGCGATCAAACAAGAATCATCTTGAAAGAATGCACCGGGCTGGATTACATCGCCTACGACGACAATCCTTACCTGTACAACGGACGTGATCTTTACATCACCAACCAGAACGACGATGAATCCAGTTTCGAAATCAATCATTTATCTGGCGGAACAACTGGCCGCTTCTCACTCCCAAACGAATTGCCGTTGGTGGTAAAGTTCCGTGAAACTGTGCATTTCAAAATAAGCTTACCATCAAAAACGCACGAATATGTTGGTGTCATTAGAAATCAAATATCGGATGTGGTGGGATTGCCAGAAGCATTGGAAGCCATTTCGCCTGATGGACTGGTAAAGGAAGGGATTATATCAATGGCTGG